CGAATAAAGTTCCCATTATATTATCGTTAATGTCCCTTCTACTGTTACGGTGTTAGTAAAGTTTACTGGTCCTGCTACAAATGCATTTTGTGCAGAGGTTATTGTAATGGTTGAAGTTACTGTTGCCAAGTTTAAATACATACCATTAAAGGATGCTGATATTGCTGTATGATCAACACTGCCATCTGATGGCGTTTGTGATCCAACAGCAGCTCCTACGTTTACAACATACGCTGCATCGGAACCTGCCAATACATTTGAGCCTGTGGAGAGTTGTGTCCCACTTGCCGAATAATCTACGTCTGGTTTTTGTACAACGTTATTTACAACGAATCTTATTTCTGACGAATTTGCTACAGGTGTGTTTAAAACAAAAGTTGTTGCTGATCCGTTACCCGTAATAGTCTGGGTAGACATGGATTTAAATTGATCAGAATTAGCTGGTCCAATATACGCCATTTACCCTCCTAAGTACTTATACTATCTATATACGATAACCAACAGTCAGCAGAGCTAGCTGTATCTGATTTTACTTTAACTGCGTCCCCTGACAACAATACCACCTTAGCACCACCATCAATAAATTCCATACTGGAGCCTTGAGGTATGCTGACGTTTTTAGCGAGATAATAGTCTGCACCACCACTGCTAATATACACATCAACAGCAATAGTTTGTGTTACGACATTGGCTACACGCACACCAATAACAGCGTCATCTGAGTTACTGGTAACTAATGTTGAAGGACTTGTTCCTATATTTCTTGCAATTACTCGTTCAAAATCCTGTGCCATATCTATCCTTGTATCATAGCGCCACGGCCATTGCAATTACAAAGCCAGCAGACGCACCTGCCGCTCCACTAGAAGCTGCTGTAATTCTACCTTTAGCATCTACTGTTAAATTTGTTGCTGTGTAACTAGCTGCAGAAACTCCTGAGTTAGCGAGAGTCAAAGCTCCGCCAGATGCTATTGTTGCATCACCTGACATATCTACTTCTTGAAAACTTGTGCCATCTGCTATCAACATTTTGTTAGCCGTATTAGTTGGCATTTTAAATAAAGTACCTACGGATAACTCACCCATGGTACTTAAATTAGAATTTACTTTGTTTGTAATAGCACTTGAATAATTACCCATTAAAGAGTGAGATGAACATTGATAATACAATGTATTAGGTGTTTCTGAGTCTACGGCTATTTGCGTATATGCACCAGAACTACCAGGAGAACCATTTGTTGTTACACCTGTAGTGTACGCTGTTGTTTTATCAGCTTGTAAATAAAATAATAAAGGATGACCTGAGTTACTAGAATGAGAAGTATCAAATCTGTAGTAATATTTATATGACGTATCATTCCCTGCAAACTGTATCGCAGGTGATTCCAAACCATTTAAGAAATAAGCACTAGATGATCCTTGACCTGAGTAAGGATGAGCTGCTGTTTTCGTTCCAACTTTTGTTGTAATAATAATAGGATTAGAAGATGACCCATATTCTTTTGGTGATGGTAAACTTATTTTAGAAGAAGGTAGTGTACAAAAAACATCTTTCGTGCCTGCAGAAAAATTAACTGCTGCATCACTATTAGAACTGGAGATAATAGAAGTTCTAGCAATGTTAGCACTTGATCCATCTAAGGTACCAAACCCTACTTCAAATTCATTAGCTGTTTGATGAGCTATTGCATAATACGTTGTATTAGAATTACCAATACCTGCAGCAAAAGTTTCGAAACCCGTAAGTGCTCCTGACAGAGCTATTGAACCCGTGCCAGTAGTAGTCGAGGTTTCTTTTACTCGATCATTTAGGACAAAAGCCATTTAGATCTCCTATGATAATCTTAATATAGCGTTTGTTGTATCTGCAGCGGGAAATGTAATTGTAAACGTTCCGTTTGATGCTGTAAAGTCAGCTCCAAAAGCTAAAATACAAACTGCATTAGTCGTTCCACTTCCACCATCAGTTGTGGTGTTATAGATCATAGCGCCATTTGCTGTAAAGCTAGCGGATGTCCATTGTGGATTGTTACTAAAATCAACAAATGCTGTACTAGCACTTGAACCACCTGTAACGGATTGACCAGTTAAAGTCTCGCCTCCTGCTGTGTAAGCAGAGCCAGATGTATTTGTAATTTCGTTTGAAGTTGAATACGCTGTAGTAGTTGCTCCTAAACTTGCACTTGATGTGAACAAAGCAATTTTAAAAGTATCACCACCATTTGCGAAATCGTGTTTGCTTTCCAATAATTCTTTTTTAAAGGAATTACAAACTGCCTGTGATATTGCCATTTTTATCTCCTATGGGTTTTGTGAAGGCAAAGGTAAACGAATAACACCATCTTGATACTCATCTCTTCTTCGTCTTCCTTGTTGTTCAATTGCAAGTCTTTGTACGGATTCATTATAACTTTTTTCGTACTGTGCAAGTAAATCATAAGGTCCTTTGAGGAATTTAAAAGCCTCAATAAGACAAGCATATAATAATACTTGTGGCGCATTTGTACTAACCCAACTTGTCGTGTTAGTTGCGGAAAGCCCTGTTTCATTACGATTCAAAGCTAATTCTATGTTATAAGCAAGATTGGGAGTTGGCGCAAGGTAAATTGTGTTTTGATCCCACATTGCATAAAATTTTGGTTGTGCTACAGACGTTCTATTAGGCCAATATTCGTTCATATAAGACACGTCTTTTTGAAGCAGTCTTATTCTTTCATTAGCGCTAGTTCCTGTAGTTTGATAAATAGAAGCATACCTGACAAAAGCCATTGTTGTTGGCGTAGAACCAGGAAGAGCAACAAAAGGATTTGATGCTGTTAAAGTAGCAAACTCATAAGCTCTAAATATATCTAAATCAACTTCTCTAAATATACGAAGCTCTGCTTGATTAATAAAATCATTTACTACTGTTGTCGTTAAAACATCACTAGATGTTTCTGTATAACTTCTTATTTGATCTACTAATTCAGAATATGTTGTCATGATACACTCACTGTTACGGTACCTAATCTACTAATAACTCTTGTGTCTTGGTTAGCTTGACTTGTACTAGATAAAGGTCTCATTGTTCTTACTTGAATTGTTTCCATAGCTCCTGGCGCTGGAATAGGATTAAATTGTTGTATAGTTTGCATTTCGGTGTCAAAACTATTTTGCGATATACCTAAAGATATACCTGTAGTATTACCATTAACTCCTGTTACAGGATTAACATCACTAATACCGCTTAAAGGCACAGTAACACTAACCACTTGTGGTTTAGCATGTTGTAAAGATTGAGCATCTGTTGGATGATTAGTTGGATTTAATAAAGGAGACTTTACTTCATATTCTGATTTATGAACCCATGCTCCTGTCCATTCTTGAACCATTTCATTATAAGGATATGCGAAACCATCACGATCTGAAATTCGTAAAGCAAATTTTCCTGATGAATATCTTCCCATTAATACGTTCCTCCTGTAATACCAATGTAAGGAACAAAATGAGAGCTTACATTTTCTCTATTTGTATCGGCAGCTCTTTTGAATTCTTCTTCATATACTTGTTTTAAAATACCAATTCTATCAGGCGCATATTTCATAGATATATAATAAGCTAGCCCTGCAGTTAAACATGGTAAAAAAGAAAAAGGTATTTCATTATTATTAGTGTAATCACCAGAGTCTTTCATTCTAAGCATTGCATAATAAACTACTGTATAAGCAGCATCGGCTGCTGGATATAAAAATAATTTAGGATTAATTGTTTTTTCAAAATAAAATTGAGTAGGTCTTCCACCAGAAGTCTTAACAGTATAATTTAAATATGTTGATCTACTTATAGGCGAACAAGAATACTCATTGTTATTAGAGTCTCTAATAACTAGATCTGTTATTTCTACAATTTGAGAAGCATCACTTGCTGTTGCACCATACAAAGCAGTTCCACTTAATTCAATAGTGTTAGCAGCAAGAGCTGCTGTTTGTTTTTGTATTGTCCAAAGATTAAGTCCTCTATTAGACCATTCAGCTAAAAGAAGATTTAAAGAACGACGTGCGGTTTTAAGTTGGTACCCAGTACGA